TGTCAATGCTGCGGACGCACGCATGGTGAATCTGTTTCCCGAGATCATTCCCGATGGTGGGAAAGAGCCAGCGTTTTTGAATCGTGCCCCCGGCCTTAAGTTGGAAGTCCAAGTCGGTGTCGGTCCCATCCGCGGAATGTGGGTACTTGGCGACAATCTGTACGTGGTGAGCAGCGATAAGTTGTATCGGGTCAGTTCAAGTTACGTTGTAACACTGCTTGGTACTGTATTCGGCACCAGTGGGCCTGTCAGCATGGCGGACAATGGCACTCAGTTGTTCATAGCGTGCAACGGCCCGTCGTACATTTACAACTCGCAAACCAGCGCATTTGCTCAAATCACAGACGGTGACTTTCCCGGTGCTGTCACTGTGTCGTACCTTGACGGCTATTTTGTGTTCAATGAGCCGAACAGCCAGAGAATTTGGATTACCTCGTCACTTGATGGGTTAAGTATAGACCCGCTTGAATTCGCAAGTGCCACAGGTTCGCCAGATGGTGTAGTCGGATTGATTGCCGACCATCGGGAAATCTGGGTATTCGGAACCAACTCTGTTGAAGTTTGGTATAACAGTGGTGACAGTGACTTCCCTCTCTCGCGCATCCAGGGTGCGTTTAACGAGTTAGGCTGTGCTGCCCCGTACTCAATCGCCAAAATGGACAATGGTCTATTCTGGTTGGGTAAGGACGCTCGGGGTCAAGGGATTGTGTACCGCGCCAACGGTTACACCGGTCAGCGTATTTCAACCCATGCTGTGGAGTGGCAGATCCAGCAGTACGCCAATATGTCGGATGCCATCGGGTACACATATCAGCAAGACGGTCACAGCTTTTATGTGTTGATCTTCCCGCAGGCTGATACGACTTGGGTCTACGATGTGGCGACTCAGGCCTGGCATGAGCGAGCCGGGTTGACCAACGGTAACTTCACTCGTCACCGTAGTAACTGTCAGGCGTTCTTCCAAGGTGATGTTCTGGTAGGTGACTACGAAAACGCGAATGTGTATTCGTTTGACCTAAACGACTTCTCGGACAACGGTAGTCCGCAAAAGTGGCTTCGTTCATGGCGAGCACTCCCTACGGGTCAAAACAATCTTAAACGTAGCGCGCAGCACAGTCTCCAGCTTGATTTGGAAACTGGGGTTGGTCTGAATCTTGGTCAAGGTAGTGACCCGCAAGTCATGCTGCGTTGGAGCGACGACGGCGGACATACATGGTCGAATGAACATTGGGTCAGCATCGGCAGAATCGGTGAGTTCTTCCGTCGAGCTATCTGGCGACGGTTGGGTATGACCCTAAAGATTCGTGACCGAGTGTACGAAGTCAGTGGCACAGACCCCGTGAAGATTGCCATCACGGGTGCGGAACTACTCGTGAGTCCGACAAATGCCTAGTGTCTTAAATGTTCCGATTACGCCGCCCAGGGTTGCGTTCATCGACCCACGTACCGGGAATGTCTCGCGTGAATGGTATATGTTCTTCTTGTCGCTGTTCCAGTTGTCTGGCGGCAGCAATTTGTCGGTAGAAGATCTTCAAAAAGGACCATCGCCGGTAACGATTGATGAGGTGAACGCGCTTGTTGACGCGGCGATCACTGATTCATCACCCTCAAATGACGATCTCCTCTCAGATTATCGAGTTGCAGAAACAGATTCAGGCGTTGCAAGTAACACCGCCGCCGCGAGAGTTCAAGCGCGCTCGGTATGGGCAGTTTCTTGACACGACGACCCAAACAGCAGCGGCGATTGATACACCTTACGCGATCACATTTAACACTACCGACGTAAGTAATGGTGTGTATTTGGGTAGTCCCACGTCTCGAATCTATGTGGATGAGTCGTCAATTTATAATTTTGCAATCAGTGTTCAATTTGACAAAACTAGCGGCGGAACCGCAAGTGTTTGGATATGGCCCAGTATCAATGGCACTGATGTGCCCAATAGCGCAAGTCAAGTCCGTATTCAGGGAAATGACGCAGAGATATTTTCGGCTGTTTCGTTTTTTTTGAGTCTTGCTGCGGGCGACTACGTGGAATGGAAATTCGCAGTCAGTGACACCAGTGCTCAATTGGCAACTTTCCCGGCCTCGGCATTCTATCCGGCAATTCCGTCCATCATCGTCACGGTCACTGACAACATTCAAGGGGTCCAATAATGGCCGTCATCATCAAAGTTCTCGTTCCCGCTAAGATCGTTGAAGCAACGCAGACCACCCAATACACTGCTACCAACGTAACAACTATCATCGACAAGTTCACTGCGACCAATTACAGCGCCACTGCCGCTTCCATTTCGGTTAACCTTGTCACAGTAGCTGGGTCTGCTGGTGATTTGAACCTGATCACCAAGACTAAGACGCTACAGCCGTCTGAGGTCTATACGTTCCCGGAGCTTGTGGGGCAGGTGCTTAGTCCGGGTGCTTTCATTTCGACGCTGGCTGGAACCGCGAGTGCCATCAACATGCGTGTCAGTGGACGTGAGGTGACACAATGATCCATTTCGTAAACGACCGTGAAACCGGATTGCAAGTTGGGTACTTGGCTACCGACTGGAGTAGTCCAGTTTCATTCGACGTTTATCGAAATGCAATGTCAGAATGGGAAATTCAAGCAATTGTAAGAGACAATCAACCCGTTGGTGCAGTCTATCGAAAAGACGACGAGTTGCATGTTTCCATTTTGCCGGAATGGCGGCGCAAGTGGATAACTAAAGGTGTTTTGCGCGAATTATTCAATCGCCCAAAAGTAGTCACACGAGTAGCCTCTGGGCACGACTATATGTACGACATCCTGGGTCGTTTGGGGTTTAGGCAGACCGCCGATAACTGGATGGTCAAGGAGAGCTAAATGGGAATCGAAACCGCAATTATTGGGTCAGCCTTAATTGGCGGGGCCGCGTCAGTCGCTGGGTCCAGATCGCAATCACGTGCCGCACGTCGCGCTGCCGATCTTCAGCAGCAGCAATTTCAGCAGCAAGTCGAACTGCAAGAGCCGTGGCGCAAAGCTGGCGAACAGGCTCTCAATAAGCTGGTTCCATTAGCCACCGAGTACACTCCGTTCGGCACACAACAGTTCCAAGCTGATCCCGGTTATGGTTTCCGTATGGCTGAAGGCATGAAAGCGCTGGAGCGATCAGCCGCAGCCCGAGGTGGTCTATTGTCCGGTGGCATGTTGAAAGGGATTCAGCGATTCGGGCAGGACTTGGCGTCGCAGGAATATCAGAACGCCTTCAATCGTTATCAACTTGAGCGTAATGCTCGGTTGGCACCATTGCAGTCATTGGCGGGAGTTGGTCAAACGACGGCTCAGCAGCTTGGTAGTGCTGGACAACAAATGGCGTCAAATGTCGGTGAAGCGATGACAAGCGGTGCCGCTGCTCGCGCGTCAGGATATGTCGGCGGCGCCAACGCATTAACAGGCGCATTGGGTAGTTATCTGAATTACTCGCAAGGGCAGAATCTACTTAATCGCCTTCAACCGCAAACTGCGGGAGCGCCCGGCTATTCATATCAGCCGACACAAATGGGACCGGGTGATTACCCATCGTATTCGAGTGGAATGGCGTAAGGAACCAACATGGCAGTCAATCCAGCAATCGCTCTTGGTGTTAAAGGGCTTGAAGTTCCTGATCCGTTGGCGCAGTACAGTAGAGTCATGGCGATTCAAAATGCCCAGCAGCAAAACGCGCTGGCGCAAAGGCAAATGCAGCAGGCAGAACAGCAGGCCGAGCAGCAAAATCGGCTGCGTCAGTTTCTGCCAACCATGACGTCCGAGAACCGCAACCAGTTACTTCAATACGGTGAAGGTGGTCGTCAAGCTTACGAGTCGCTGCTCAAAGGTGAGAAAGAGGCCCGCGAAGGTGAAAAAGCAGCGACCGAAATGGCTGCTTCTCGAATGAAACAGGCGCGTGATTTATTGCCGTCTGTCAATTCGCCCGAAGCTTATGCGAACTGGCGAAACTACACGTTGCAACAATTGCCGGGGTTGGCGAACATTATTCCCCAGCAGTACTCGCCCGAAGTGACGCGCAACCTAATGCTGGAAGCCGATAAAGCGCTGGAGCAGCATTTTGTTTCTCAGAACCTTGGTGGTAGAGAGCGCGTAGTCGCAATGCCGAAATACGCACAGGGTCCAGCACAAGTCGTTCCGGGGTCGGAAGCTCGAAAAACAATGGCCCCCGGTGAAGCTGAGCGCATCAACATTGACCGACAGCGTTTGGCTCTCGAAGGGCGTCGAGTGGGGTTGGCGGAACAAGAAGGACAAATCAGACAACAAGGTTTGGAAGGATTGGCACCCAAAGAAGTGCAAAAACGCGAAGCTGCGTTTCCTCAAGCTACTTCGGCGATTAAGGGTTTTGAAGCCAAATCTGAGTCGTTTATCAAAGATTTGAAAGCATTGCGTGATCACCCGGGTCTGTCACAGATTACTGGCTTCGTCGCTGGTCGCGTTCCGGCGTTGACTGCCGATGGTCGTGCGGCACAAGCGCTATACGACAAAGTAGTCGCTAAAGGCGGTTTCCAAGCTCTACAGGACTTGCGGGACGCGTCCAAGAGTGGTGGCGCGTTGGGTAGCGTGTCGAACCAAGAAGGTAAGCAGCTTATCGCTGCTTTCTCGGCAATTGACCGTCGTCAGGACGTAAAAGATGTACAAGCAGCAATTGACCAGTCGATTGCCGATGTTGAAGGTGCTAGGACGCGGATGCGTGAAGCATACGATTCGACGTATTCGTATAAAAGACCCGCGACCGCTCCAACAGGTGGAGTGATTGATTTCGGGAGCTTGCGATAATGGACGTTCGTTTACCCGATGGCACCATTATTAAAGGCGTACCTGATGGTATGAGTAAGGCTGATCTAACAGCCAAACTGCAAGCCAATGGGTACGACATAAGCAAACTCGCAGCACCACCGGCTGCCGAAGCACCTCAACCCGCGCGCCCTGCTGAGCCAGAGGGAATCCCGGGCGCTCGTCAAGAACGCTCGTTCATTGGAAACGTTGGTCAAACTTTAGGCAACGTTGCCGCTGGTGCCATACGAGGTGCCGGGTCCATCGGTGCTACTCTGATTCGTCCGTTTGAAACAGCCGAAGAAAACGAAGCTCGGCGTCGTGCAATGGGTGAAGTGCTGGCTTCGTTCGGCGCTGAGCCAGAATCGGCTGCTTACGCCGTCGGTAAGTTTGGTGGTGAAGTAGCGGGCACTGCCGGGCTTGGTGGGGTGTTGGCTGCACCAATCAAGTATGGTGCTCGTTTTGTACCAGGATTGGCCCCAGCAGCGGCCGCTATTGAAAGCGGCGGAATGTTGGCAAAAACAGTGCCCGGTAAAGTCGCAGCGGGTGCGGTGACTGGTGCGGCAGGTAGCGAACTCATTGAACCTGGAACCGCGGGAACGGGTGCGGTAGTTGGTGCAGCGGTTCCGTTTGCCGGACCTTTGATTGGTAAAGTCGCAGGTAAATTAGCAGATCTGCGACAAATGCCGGCAAACAGAGCCGCAAGAATCGCTCGTGGAACTTTGGGTGAAGATGTCGGTCAAGTTGTGAACGCGCTGCGTAACGCCCCACCAAACGCAAGCGTTGCCGAGATTACCGCCAACATCCAGAATCCCGCGTGGCAAGCTCTTATAAAAGACTCGTTGGAGCGGACTCCTGAAGGGGCGAAGTATCTCAACAAGTTTGCAACGATGAGCGAAGACGAAGCGGTTAACGCTTTGTCGAAGTTGGCTGGTGGTCCTACCGCGGCAGAAGCTCGCGGGACTACGGAGCTGGCGAAAGAGAATCTCAATAAGATCACTGGTCCGATGCGTGAGAGCGCATTGGCTCGCGGTAATCTTGGTAAGTATGTTGCCGACGAGGCTGCTCTTCGGGAAGCCAATGACTTGGCGGTAATGGTTGGGTCAGGTGGCCAAATTGATCCTGCTCGCTTTGTTTCACAGGCCAAAGGTGCTGAAAAGGCTCTTCGTTCGGTAGGCATTAAGCCAGTCGAAGGCCAACAATTAGCTCAACGCATTTCG